ATAAGGCAATAACTTCTATCATTAGCAACAGTTGCATTAAGTTCAACAGGAAAAACTCCCCCTTTAAACGTTCCGTATACTCCGCCATTTTTTAAAATTACTTTCATTTTTTAACCCCTTTTGACATAATGTAATAGTTTTTGTAATAATCTTTTCGTGCTTGTCTTTGTTCCGCAGTTAGCCCTTGCAAGTATCTTTTCTGATAATCCGGGTTAGCCTTCCGCCATTTAGCCGAAGAAGCCGAATCCCTTTTATATTTGCACGCATCACAGGAATACTTTGCGCCAGATCCGTATCGGTACGTTTTACCGCACGCGCAAACTCTCGTTTTTATCTCGGATTTGGAACCTTTGGGACGTCCTAGCATTTCATTACCTTCCTTCCGCCCTCTAAGGGCTATTTTGTTGTTAGTATATCCGCTCTAATACTACACAGTTTGCGACTACAACCTCACCCGTGTCCTCGCCGTACTCTAAAAAATCACCGTCAACAATATATTTATGCGGGTATGGATACACACCGTCCCTTTCAGTGCCAACCTCAAGGACAGATGTTCCCGATAGAGTTTCACCTGTTAAGTCTCCATCATTATAGACACGACTGCTCGGGAGTTTAGCCCCTATTTGCAAATCGTTGTCGTATCTTATATATCTCATTTTCCCATCCTTCCGCCCCGTGGGGCTGTTGTTGTTTTGATAGTCACCTCAACTATCATACTAATAATATACACATTTTCTGAATTAAAGTGTTAATTTTTTTTATATTTTTTTATATTTTTTTATGCACTTTTATTTTGAAATCGATTATATTATTCATAACAAAGGAGGTTTTCATGGGTGTAATTCAAAAACGCGGTGCATGGGTCGAGGCTGGCAACAAAGTATTCGTTCGCTGTCCTGAGTGTGGGAAAATAGCGCCTTTCGGTGCATGCAATGATTCAAGGTGCCCGTCTGGGTTAAAGATTGCGAAGATGCTTTTAATAGCAGCTTCCGGGGATGGAATGGAACCTTTAAAGCGCCCGGATTGCCCGGACGGGTTCAGAATCGACGGGCGTTTCCTTGAATATTATTGCAATGATAGGGCCGGTTCGACGCACCTGCACAGGATGGCTATATAATGATCAATATTCGATGTTCTTCGCTTCCGTCGGTTTCAGACTGTTGCAGAATGGCGGTCGCTAATTCTCAGCGTGAAATCATCACGGAAGCCGGGTTTGATTTAAACGAACGTAGAACGGGTATTTATAGCCTAATAGGTACGGCGGTACATAAGGGCAACGAAACCATTTTGCGTAAAAAAATCATATCCGGCGCGCTTCCATCGTATTCTGAGGCGATCGATTCGGCAATGAGTGATTTTTCGGAGAATCTACAGAAAACCGAAGGCGTTATTTTCGATGATACGACGGTAAACCAGAACCACGCAGAGCGACAGATTAAGACGCTGACGGCTGCATATTATAGGGATGTTGCCCCGAAGATCAAGTTTCCTGAAGGATGCAACCCAGACGACCATTTAGAGGTTGCACTGCGCGCCGAGATTCAAGGTTTTGAAATTACCGGCCATGTTGACGTTATTTCTGAAACTTCGGTTCTCGATACTAAATCCGGTAAAACGGTTCGACCGTACCACGCGCAGTTGGGTATGTATGCAAATCTGTTAGTATCGACAAGGAATTGGAAGCCGAAATTTTTGATAACTAACTATTTGCCGCGTGTGATGGTCGATAAACCTTACCCCGGAACTAAAAACGCCGGTTATGAAGTCGATTTTTCGATGAACGAAGCGTGGTATTTAACGAATCAGCTAATTCGAGATATAAAGAGTTTTCAGCAATGCGGAAACCCGGCGGTATTCGTCGCTAATCCAAATTGCAGTTTATGCAGTGAAAAATACTGTGCCGCGTTTGGTACGGATTTCTGTAAATATTACAAAAAAGGAGAGGTGAATAATGCCTGAAAGAAGAAAATCACCGATAATCAAAAACCTAATGCCGGGTTTATCGGAGAGGGGCAAAATCAAAATCGGTAAAAAGGGAGCCGAAAGAAACGGTTCAAACGGTGTCTACCAGTTGCCGCAAAAGCTCGACCATTTCCTTATTACAACGCTTGAACGCGGAAAGGATAACAATTTTGTTATCAACAAGGAAATACACGAAGAACTGGGCGAAGCTCCGAAAGTTATTCCGATAACTTTATTGTACGATGATATTTCCCTAAATTTCCAGTGTCGTTATACTTGCTATTTCGGTAAAACTTTGTATTGTTCTGGTGACGGCGAATGCGCTGACAGATTGAAGGCGAAAGACTCACCGGAGCGCCATGAAGTACCGTGCCCATGCCATAGAAACGACCCGACATTTACCGGGGATGACGGCAAAGGAAAAGGAAAGTGCAAAATTAACGGAACTCTTTCGGTTATGATCGCTTGCAAAGCTTCAACCGTCGGCGGAGTATGGAAATTCAGGACAACAGGTTATAATTCAACGGTCGGAATTTTGTCCTCGCTATCATTGATAAAAACGATAACAGGCGGGGCGCTTGCAGGAATACCTTTGAATTTGACAATCGTTCCGAAGGTCGCAACAAACCCGGTTGATAATTCAGCGGTTACCGTTTATGTTGTTGGCGTTGAATTTGCCGGAAACGTTCAACAATTGCGCGATGCTGGAATGAAAATATCACTCGGAGACGCGACTTATCGCCAAAGATTAGCGCATATTGAAGAGGAGGCAAAACTTTTACTTTCTGTTGACAGCGCATATATTGACGAAGCTGCAGACATTGTTGATGAATATTACCCGGAAGAACACGGACAACCCGAAGTATTACCGCCGGAAGGTGCGAAAGAAATCGTTCTTGAAGCCGAAGTTGTTCCAGTTGATCCGGTACCGGAACCAAAACCTGAACCAACAAAGAAACCAACGAAAAAACCAGAACCGGTTGCCGTGGAAGTAACCGCCGAAGTATCAGCACCGGTACCAGTAACGAAACCGGAACCCGCATCGGAGCCGATCGCAGCAAAAGAACCAGTACAAACAACCGTTTTCGGGGATATTCCCGAAGATCTTTTTTAACAGGAGAAAACCAAAATGAAACTACTCGAAAAAATCATCGTTACCGGCGTGAAGTTTAATCGCACGCTTGAATCTTATAACAGGCTACCTGAGAGCCATAAACCGGAATTAAAACCGAAGCTTGATAAAATGCTTGCGGATATTGAAAGCTATGTTACAGAATACCTTTCAAGTGTTAAAACGAATCCGCAGCCGGTTTTCGTATCAACGCCGGAACCGGCCCCGGTACCGGAACCAAAGCAACCGCCGAAGACCGCCGAAGATATCAAGAAAACCGGACCGAAAAACCCGGTGATTGCAGACCCAAGAATTACAAAGGCGCTTGAATCTAAACCTGAACCGAAACAGGAGGACATTTTTCAATGATTTTCAAAGTAAGAAACTATAGAGGGATCGGCACCGCCGATATCGAACTTGATAAACTCGCGCTTGTTACCGGGTTGAATGGTTCCGGTAAATCAAGCACTATCGAGGCGATTATGTGCGCAGCAACCGGACAACCTAACCCTTTCAAGGATGTAACGAAAAAAGAGTCCTCAATGCTGGTTCATTCCGGGACGCCTTCTGGGTCGGTTGAATATGTTGACGGTGAAACGGTTTCAAAGGTGTCTTTCCCGTCAATGGAATACTCATCGGTGAAACAACCGGTTTTAATTTCCGATATTGCAGCCGGAATCGATTCGTTGTGTGATATGAAAATTCCTGACCGCATCAATTATATCGTTACAATGATGAAAGCAACCCCTACAATCGAAGATCTCGCTTCGGAGCTTGTCAAGGTAGGTCTCATACCGGAAGGCACGGCAAAACCTACGGAAACGGAGCTTTGCGTTAAACTTTGGGAAACGATCGAGATAAACGGCTGGGATAACGCCGCTAAACAGGCACGCGAAAAAGGAACCAAATTAAAAGGCGTTTGGGAAGACACGACCGGCGAGAAAAAATACGGAAAACGTATTGCTGAATCTTGGATCCCGGAAGACTGGTCGGCGGAACTTGAAGGAATCGGCGAAGAAAAACTTGTTCAGATTGTCAAGGATTGCAAAGAATGGAGAGACGCAGCCTTAAAAGAACAATCGATTTCTGAATATGAGCAAGACACCCTGCAAATTCAGGTTGACGCTATGCCGGATATCGAGAAAAAAATGGTTTCTCTTGAACAAGCAATACGCGAATGCAACGACGAAATCGCGAAGATTAAAACCGAGATCGACGAAAAAACCAAGGCTGATAAACCGGTTCTTGAGTGCCCGGCATGCAAACAGAAGCTTGATTTTGAAAACTCGGTGCTGGTTAAAACAGACCGCGTTCCAAAGCAGGCCGAAGACGTTACCGACCTTAAAAATCGCGGAAACGGTTGGATTGCAACAAAGCAGAGCCACGTTGAAGCGTATGGAGCGCAAAAACAGAAACTTTCCGAAGCTATCGAAGCGAGAAACAAGCTTGCGGAACTTCGATCGGCACCGGAGCAGCCGGAACATTCTGTTACCGAAGTTCTACAGAAACTTGAACTTGCAGAATCGCGTTTGAGTGCTTACCAGATTTACAAAAAGGCATTGAAAGCGCACCGGAATATCGAAACGAACGAAAAGTTGGTTGAAATCTTGGAACCGAAAGGAATCAGAAACAAGAAATTGACCGAAGCGTATGCAAAAATCAATCGTTCGTTAGCGGTAATCTGCGACGGTGCCGGATGGAAAAAACTAGAATTGAACGAAAACTGCGAAATTATTTTCGGCGGTGTTCCATACGGTAGAATGATTGCAAAATCGGAACGGTACCGGGCGCGAATTTTGTTGCAGATCATGGTCGCATGTGCGGAATCATCAAAGTTTATGGTCATCGATGATCTTGATGAACTTCTTGAATCGGTTCGCTCGCAAATGTTAAAGGCAATCTTGAATACAAAGATACCTTGTATCGCGGTTGCAGCTATGCAATCAAAGGAAAAGGTTGCGGAGCTTTCCGGCAAGCTTAAAAACATGGGCGGGCGTTGTTACTGGGTTGAAAACTCTGTTGCGAAAGAGGTTTGATTATGGGAGATATGATATATCAAGGCGGTAAAAAATTTACCGTTTGGGTAAAAAAGATGTACGGCAATAGCTGGATAGAGAAAGAGGTCATTTGTGTTATAAAAATAAACGCGTATTTTGTTTTAATAGATGACATGGGTTATTCTGACTTGTGGAATTGCTTACAGAAGAGAATCCAAACAACGACACAAAACAAGAGGCTCTTGATTTGTGTAAAGAAATCCTTGAACATGAAAACTGGTCATTTGATCAAGCAGAGGCTTTTTTATCAAAGGCATGTGAAATTGCCAGAAAGGATAAGTCGTAAAATGTTGAAGAAATACAAATTGCTTAATGACGGGCATTTTAATTTTCTTAAAGGCGTTAATTTTCCAATAACGGTCGAAGGAAGTGTTTGCGAAAAAACACCGATCGGAGTTGACGTTCCAGTTAAAGAATTGAAAAAATATGCTGATACAACATTATGCGAATCAGAATCTATCTTTTTCTTTCTTGATACTGAAATAGTACCAATTGAAATCAAGGCAAAAAACAAACCAAAAATCAAAAAGAGCACGTTACTATTCTCGCTATCTGCTTTAATGCTTTTGATTGCACTCGTACTAACAATAGTATCAAAAAACTATTTTGCTTTTATGATATGCTTTGCTTTGATCTTTGGCGATAATTTAGACAAGGCCGCCGGAACTTTAAGGAAAAACGGAGATTTAAAAAAATGAAAAACAACAAATTATTGACCGTGAAAGAGCTGGCTTTGCGCTGGTCAATGTCGGTAAACACATTAAATCAATGGAGGCACGAAAGAAAGGGTCCAGCGTTTATTAAATTGGGCGGTGTTCGATATCCGCTCGATGAGGTTTTAAAATTTGAAAAGGAGCTTTTGAAGAAATGAAAACGCTTGAAAGGCTCATTTTGAAATTTATCACAGGAATGATTCTCGCTGTAAATATCGCATCGATAATCATTATTATTCTAGCAATCAAATTTATTTTCACGAAAGGTTTTTAAAAATGAGATTGACAAAAGAAACACTTGAACTTGAATGCAATCTGACACCGGAAGAGCGCCTTGAGTATTCAAAGCAGCTTGCGAATCACATCAAGGATAAAGCCGTTGTTACCGACCGCCTGACGGCTTATAAATCGCAGGCAAAAGCAACGATCGACGCGCACGATGCAAATATTAATTCATTATCAACAAAGGTTTCAACCGGTAAGGAATTTCGCGAGATTGTTTGCGACATCGAATATGACTGGGACAATAAAACAAAATATTGGCGCCGTCGTGATTCGAACGCAATCTGTAAAGAGGATATTATCACCGAGCGCGATCTTCAGGAGGTTCTTGACCTTCGCGAAAAAGAAGACAAGGAGAAAAAGAAACAGGAGGAGCAGGATAAACAAATAAACGCAACCGCTGCAGTAATAGCAGAGAAAGTCGTTGATCTTGTAAAAACCGAACAACCTGAAGAGGTTCCGACTGATGTTGTCGCGGCTATCGAAGTGCCAGACACACAAGAAACACCGCCGGAAGGTGCCGCAGAATCCGAAGAATTTTTTAACTAAATAAAAAAAAGAGGCTCCAAAAACGGAGCCTCTTTTGTTAAATATAACCGATTTTTTAAATAAACCGCAAGAACGAGAACGATCCAATACTCAAACTCGTCGTTCCGATAAAATTACCCCCAAGTTTTGAAACTGTAAAAAATTGATCTGCTATTGTAGGCATTGTAATTGTACCAATACTTTTAACGTTTGAATTGTCAAAAATCAAAGCTGGCATTTCTGGAGCAGCACCATTACTCAAAAAATTCAACGGCATATCTGTAACAGCTTCTATTCTGAAAGTCGATCTTGACCCGTTTATTAATCCGGTTATACCGGTTGGAAAAAATAGAGTAATAAGTTTAGCGGCCTGAGTTATATATCTAACCTCAAAAGTAACTTCTTGGTTGAAATATACGTTTGTAACTTTGCATTGAAAATCATCATACACAAAATCTGAAACCTCGTCATCAAGTTGAACCTTCGGACAACTTCCGTCTGAGTTTTGCCCCCTGTGATTGTGTCCAGTGTTCGCATTTATACCCCAGTAAGATTCCATTAAAGCCGGTGTTATAAATCCGAATGGTGGCGTCGAGGGCCATAAAGTTTTAGCCATAATATTTTACTCCTATGGTATATAAACGAAGCTCCAGACCGTCCACGCGGGCTGTAAGCGCAAATATAATTTCTCAAGTTCCGGGGCCGATGCAACACCGGTAACAGTACACGTTATATGATAGCATGTGTCAAGTCCATTACCAGACGTAACTTCACCGGGAATCAGTGTTGCAGTTCCGGTTGGCGAAGTGTTCGACGAATACGGAGCGACAATAAACGGAAACACGCCGGAACCTTCGGTTATCACAACGGTATATTGCCCGGCCCCTAAAACGTTACCGATGTTTTCAAAATACGCTTTCGATAATCCGCCTCGTTGACGCATCGCCGACAAAATTCGATTCTGTCGCTGTTGATTTGTCCCGGTTGAAACTAGATTGTATTCTTTTTCATATTCTTCAAGAAAATCAACGGTCACATCAGGAAATAAATTAACAAGTAATTCATCCGCAGCATCTTCGGTCATGTCCAAATGTTCACCGATTACCGCGAAATTTTCCTGCATTTTATTCATACTATTCATCGGTGATTAACCCCTTTACAGGAAACAATCGCAATAACGCCCGGCGGTGTCTACTATCCCACTGGTAAGGCTCAAATAAATAATACCCATGCAGCAAATGGACTTGTTCCATGTCGTCAACTATACGTTCTTCATCATTGGGCCACGGCATTGTTAAGTCGGAGAAATTAACTCCGACGTTTAATGCCATGGCCCTTTTTTGTGCGGTATCTACTGCCATATTATGACAAATTCCTTAATTGAGAGACAACAAACGTGCTTCCGTTATCGGTTGTATCAGCTTCACAAATAGGTGTATCAGCATCGTTTGTAAACCGTCTCAAACTTGTGGTTTGGGTCTTCTCGTTTCTTAAAGCCATGTGCAATAATTGAATCGCTTCTTTCAAGGTTGGAGTTGCACTTGTTACGCCTGTCAATTCAGGAATCGCACCAACAACAGCAGCTTCTATGTCTGCAAGCTCTGTTTCAAGTTGATCAACGGCAAAACGTGCGTCATCAGAAATAGTAACCGCACCGCCTGAATAATCCGTTATTGTGAAATTTCCACGGATCGCAATCGTTCCACCGGTACAACTTGCATCAATAATCAGTTGCCCGTTTCCTTCGATTGACATTCTGCAACCTGCAGACATAGATTTTACTCTCATTCCGCCGGAATAGCTTCGTAATTCAAGTGTCGAATTGGTTCCGAAATTAAATATTGGCGTGTCGGTACCAGCAACACCTGAATAACAATGGTGTGCGATATACTGTGAATCATTGTAACCAGTTATTTCACCTCCGAAAGAACAACGGAACATTCTGAAGCTCGGAAGCGTAACACCCTGATCTGAAAGGTGGCATTCTTCGATTCTTACCGGCGCTGGGTTTGTTGATACCGCAGTACCAATTAAACGAGCACCTGTTATTCTTGCGTTTCCGATATCCTGATTATTCAGTGTTAAAGTATATGCGTATCCTTCAACATCAATTTCGTCAAGTCCCTGTGTCAATGTCAGCGCCGATCTTGCATCCATGTGTAAATGGTTAAATCTCGACAAATTCATTATAGTAATTGCGTCATCAAGGTTATCGACAGGGTTTTGAGGTGTTCCGTTTTCACCAACAACCGCGCCCGGTGTTCCGTGCAATGTGTCAATGTAGACTTTCGCACCATAAAAAACTTGATTACCTTGCAACCAAACAGCATCAGAAATTTCTGCAGCGGTTAATCCTACGGCGACGGCACGAACAAGAACCTGATCAAGTTCAACGATATCCGCAACGTTGTTTCTGATTGACCGGAAAGCTATTCGAACACGACCTTCAGGAGAATTTTCGCGGTGTTGAGAAATAAGCGGATAAGTAAAATTTAGATCGGTTGCAGATTCACCGATCTGAGTAGACACACCAGAAATCTGTTGCCATGCCATTGTTACCCAGTTATAGGCAAAAACGTTAGTCGCTGCGGTGCCACCCCCAACAACGACAGTTTTTCCGTTTATGTAAACCGATTGCGGAACTTTGTCCTCAATTTGAAATTCAAGATAAAAATCAAAAACATTTACTCCGTCAGGTCTTACTTTCAGATAAACATCGTTTTTAGTATGCGTGTCGGTGTAAGTTCCAGACGTAACAACGCCTGAAGTTACTGTTGAAGATAGCGCAATTTCGTTTTCTGGAACACCTTCAACGATAGCACCCTGCAATTCTGCGAGGGAATCGGTTGAAGAATCAAATGCAAGGCCGTTTGCGTTATCTGCCATTTTTGTTAAGTTTGATGCTATCGTTGCAGCACCGCCGGACAGTGCGACCGGTGTTCCGATCCTTGTTGTTACTGTGTCGATCTTTGTATCAAGAGTTGTTCCAGTATCTACAAGTATTGAATCAACAACTCCGTCGATTGTATCGAGTTTACTATCAAGAGTATTAAGAGGGAAAAGTTCTTTAGCAGCGATATCGCTTCCGCTTCCTTGGTTCCAAATATCAAAAGCCGGGTCGTTACCATTTCCATAAATCTTTACTGCTTGACCGTTTTGATTGATAACATTTAATTGCTGTAACGCAAATATTGATTTTCCAGTTGCTAGTGGAATACCTGAAATACTTGTTAATTCACTAGAAATAGAAGTTAGTTCGTTTGTTGCTAAAACTGCAATATGATCTATTATTAATTGATTACCTGCGACAGAATCCAACCCGACGAACTTTACTTGTAAAATTCCGTTCCATAACATATTGGACTCATTAAGTCTATAAGAATACAAGTATGAACTTATTCCAGTTTGAATTCTTGATCGGTAATCATCGGATACCTTTTCGTAATCTAATTCATAGTTCACCATAGGTAAATTTGCATTTGAAATATAAACATCGTAACCGTCTCCGCCATTAATACCGATTGACGTTTGAAGATATTTAGGATACCAACCAGAAGGTATTGAAAAATTTACAACTAAAGAAGGTACCCCGTTTCCGTTTTGCTCAAAAACGGTGTTGGAGCCGTTTCGTATATCCATGTCCCCAAGGGTGCCGGATGATAGAACCAAATTATTAAGAACTGCAGACCCCCCAGAATAAACAGATCTTTCTTTGCTTGTATTATTTATTATTTGTGTTTGCGGATCGGCTCCGGTTGCTGATAATGTTACACAAATACTTTTATCATAGTCCTTTATTGTATTATTTGCGTGTTCGCTAGACATAGAAAAAACATATCTTCCAGTACTGCCAATTTCAGTAACAGTGTATGTCGGAGTTATTGTGGTAGCAATTCCATCATAACCAAGCTTGGTTATTATAGCCGTTACTGTTAAACCAGTTTTATATGATGGCCTGTTTGCGCTATCAATCATAGGGACAATAAAAGAAAGGTATCCACCTGAACCCCTTACTATCTGTTTAAAATCTAAAACTTCCATATCTTAAAACCTCCGTTAAATTACACTATTCCAACACCAACGCCAACGCCAATACCCATTCCAACACTATGTATATGACCAAAACCGCCTAATAAATTCATTGTTCCGTTTCCATTATCAACACCGGTAAGACCACCAAGGTTTGGGCCTAAATTGTATATCGATAATGCGTCACTAGCACTTAATGCGTTAGAGTATACTATTGCTGATTCTGCCTGCCCGTTATGAATATTAAATAAAACCAAATTGGGTAACGCCGCATTAGTTGTCGTTGCAGGAATCGTACCAAAAAATGAAAGCGTAACAGCTACTCCGTTAACATACAATTTTAGCCTGTCTGCATTTGCTGCACCTGCGCCATTGTAAACCACGCAAATATCAGAGTATACACCAGAAGTTAATACGCTAGACAATGCAACGGATCCGTATGCGTTTGCACCGTTCGTTACAAAAATATAAAGCAGTCCGCCTTCAATGCGAAGTGCAACTCTGTTTGATGTGTCGGTAAGTGTTTGGTATATATTTCTTGTTGTTGTTAAGTCTGTTGTCTTTATTCTCGTTATGGTTGAGAATGTTGTTTTATTTTTAAAAATCAGCGTCGATCCACTTAAATTTATAACGTCATTGGAACCATCAATATTATAGTCCTTTTGTGCAAGTCTAAAACCGTAACCAGTTGCCATATTGGTAAGTGTTCCGGTAATAGTGCCGCCAGATTGAGGGCCGTTATAAAGCATAGAATAGCCGGTATTAGCATCAGCAGTTCTGAATGTCTCGCATTTTGGAACAAGCGCAAAAACAACATTGGCTTCGTTAAAACTTCCAATCATATTAACACCTCATTCGGTATTATATCCCATACCTTGTTTTGTGATACATACCAAACGTTTACAATTTGCGAAACTTTTAATTCTATCCAAGTATCAAGAGCCTCGACAATATGCTTGTCTATTTCGTAAAGAGCGAAACCGTTTATAAATACAGGAACATTGTTGTTCTTAATTTCAACGCCGATTATATTACCTTCGTTGCGTTCGCCGATCAAATATTTAAAATTGTTTTCGGACAAACCCAAGGAAATAGTCGCAGTTCGCAATATTTCGTTCGAGGCTTCGATTGTGTCGGCCTTGATTATCACATATTTACTATCGAATTCATCCATTTAAACACCAATCGAAATTGAATTTTTTATTTTAACGATAAATTCAACGCATGCCTGCTTAACATCGGCAGCAGAATCAGAATTAATATAGATTGTGATAGCGTAAAAACCTTGCTCGATCCCGGTAATCTCAACCGGATCAAAACACCAATTAGCGACAATACGACCGTCGGCCATTCGTGAAAATGTCAACGTGAAAACATCAGCAGCGTATAAATCAGAGCCGGATGTTGTCCATTTTTCCTGATCGGCGTCCGGCTTTGTCGCCCGGTAAATTGAAACCGCGCTTTCGAGAATGTCGGTCAATCCTTCAACGTTCAATAGAATTTTCCCGGAAGCTGTCGCACCTTCACGACATTCAATAACCTCAAAATTTCCGGGGTATTCCATGTTGTAATGTACTGGTCGAATCATTTTATACCTCCGTAACCGTTATTACATTCGGCCGAATAAACCGGTCATTTGCTGCTAAAACATTACCCGCAGGAAGCGACAAAACAGGGTTTATTGCACCGTATGACATCGCAATACAAATAAGCGTCGCGGTGTATAATGGCTCACCGGGCACCATTAAATTCATGTTATCGCGAATGGCCTCGGCTATTGCAGCCTCATCGACAAATTGACCTTCCGGGGCTTGCACCGTCATTGTAACCGATTGCGAAAGCGGTTTTGCAGAAACAACCGAAGCCGCAAGCATTCCGAGCGGTCGAACGGTTTCAATATAATCTTGCGTTACCGAGCGAAGTTCCTCTTCGATGTTTACCGGGCTTACAACATCAATGATCGTTTCATCGGTTGGCACCGTGAAAATACCAACGGTACCGGCACCGAAACCGGCGTTTACAACAGTTGCGAGATTGTTATAATATACGGTTCCGTCGTATTCGAAAAAACAATTATTCTGATCAAGTGCCCAGTCTTCAAAATCCTGCTTGTTCCCACCAGCCGGAGCTTGACGAATGAAGCGCAATATTTTATTCAAATACGTCGAATCGGTATCCGTTTCGAGGTAAGGAATATCATAAATCGCGCCCCATTTTCTGAGGTTTTCGGCGTCTGCAGTATCGACGAACATTTGCTTTTTGTTATAGTCGCACTTCTTGAAAATACCCCAAATCATAGAAGCCAAAACGGAACCCATAATAAAAGGCATAGAGCCTTGAGACACGTCCGGGTTTGAATCGAGATTCTGGTAGTCGGTGAGAATATCTCTTAATATCTGATCAAAATCTTTTTCATACAATAAAGCCATCGGCGGGCCCTCCTACACTTCTGAAAGTGCTTAAATCGACAGGCGTTCCGTCGGCCTGCGTTGCTTTTATAAATATGTCAACGCGCCCGATAGCCTGAATGTTTTTTTCAACGGTAACAAGAATTTCTCTCGCCTTGCCTATGTCAAGAATCCACTTGAGTGATTTTTCAACTCTGTCCTGAATTAATGGCAGTTTTTCATCAGTCAACTTTTTGATATCAGACAAATCAAGGCCGAAACCCGGATTATTAAAAAGTGTTCCTTTTTTAATGTTGATCGAGAAATACAAAAGGTTACCGATGTTTGTCGGCTTTTCCCATGACATTTCCGGTACACCATTCGGACCTTGTACAATTGCGAAATCCATTATTGACCTTTAACTTTTGAGGTGCAGTGCAACTCTGCAGACAATGGCGGCGTAAAAATAGTTGCGGTTGTTGGGTTTCCCGGTGTCCCGCAAGTATGCGTATGCGCTGTTAGAACTGACAAAATATCCTCCGTAACCAACTTTTTTAACGCACTTGAACCAAGTTCAATATCGCCATTACTCTTTAATATAATCTTATTTTGGTTGTTCGCAACCGTAATATCACCATTTTCCGCAATTTTAACGTATTTATTCGCATCGCGGTAAATCGTTGTAGTGTTTTCTAAACCTTCCGGACGATCTTCGGCGGTGTCAGCGCTTGCGATCATGGTAATATTTTCACCGCTTGCGATCATGTAACCGTTTGTTCCCGGCTTCAATGTGCTATGAAATCCCGCGTGCTGATAACTTGGACGCTGGGTAATTTCTTCCCCGGCCCGCCCGATAGCGTCAACCAATGAATGTCGATCGCTCGCGGTTATTTCAGAAACGACTACTTTAAAAACTTGCATTATATTTCAAGCTCCGAAGTTAATTTTTCCTTCGATAAAAATACTTCTGTCGTGGTCCCGTTGGTTCTTGAAAATTTGAATTCACGCGAATAAATAACTAAATATTCTGTAATCTCGTTGATATCATCAAAAACATTAACGTATCGATTAACGTTCCATGTTTCCCCGTTTTCGGCCGTGTGTCCTTGTACCGTATATGTAACCCCAAAACCTTCAATTCGTTGATCCTCGCGTTCCTGAATCGCTATCAGGCGCGGGCTTTCTTGTTCGTCATCAACTTGCATAGCCATAAACTTAATATTTGGCACCGTTGAATCTTTTGCAATCTTGAAATGACCAACAGTATCAGAGTCGGGATCATCAACTTGCGAAGAAACCATAATTGAACTATACCGCCCGGAAATATCTTCGTAAAAATCGTATGACAAAGCATTATTTCCGATACCGTCACGCCGGAAAGTAATCGAATATTCGATTGTGTCGTTGTATCGCTTCCGGTTCAGATCGCCGATATACAAAGTGCCTTCGTTTTCATAAAGAATTTCATACCCAAGCGCCTTAACAAGCTGGTTTATTTTGTCAAAAACGCGGTCTCCGACGTTTATTTTGTAGTGTTTCCTGGCTTTTAACCCAGTAAAAGCTTGATCGTAAACCGTAGAATAACCAGATCCATCAACGGTTTTTGAGTTATTAACGTCTGCAACAGTCGCAGAATTGCGACTACTTACGTCTGAAGAACTATTAAAACCGGTTGAATCTTCGATATTTTCCGCCGATCCGCGAGGTTTAACATAGAAATCCGTCTGCTTAATCAACGCCTCAATGATAAATTTCGGCGTTTTATTGTTAAAATCCTTGAAATTGTTGCAGAAGCTTTCGACAAGTATTCCGGCGCGGTCTTTTCCTGATAATGTAACTATCTGTGAACTTTTATCACCGCTTGCCTGTTTCCGTTGAATGATCCCGGTGTACTCGGTTTTTCCGTTCACCATAAACTGAATTTTATCACCGACTGAAACCGAGAAATCAACATTAACCAAGGTAACAGAAAACGGATTTGCAAGGTTGTTATAATCTGATAGGAAAGAATAATCAGAATATTGATTATCATCAGAGATAACTTCGCCGTATTTATTCGTTATGATTATTCGAATCTCATCCATTTGCTGACCTTGGAAATATTACTTTAACGGCACCGCTTGCGAAAGTCGGGTTTTTAATATGCGGATTCAGTTTCAAAATACGTTCTGCAGATTGATAATTCATACCGTTCATTATTGCGGTAGTGTGCAAACTCTGCATTGGAAGTTCTTGCGTTTCCATTCTTTCCCGTGAAAGTTTTATTTCGTTGATATACGTCTGCAAAGTCTTCGCCTGATCGCGCAGAGGTGCGTTTTCCCGATCCAAAAGCAATGCGTCATATATTAGGGCTTTAACATTAAAAAGCGTTTCTTCGAGCTCCTGCGCGGTCATTGCGTCAGGGATAGGGTCACCGCCGACATAGTTTCCGGCTGCGTCGAACGAAGCTTTCTTTTCCTTCTTTGAAATTTTGTCGCGTTTCTTGTCATCTTCTTGATAAACGTTCCCGGCTTCGTATGCGACACGAGAAGCCCCTAAAACGATTACCGCCGTCCTTTGGGTCGCGTCGGTGAAAGTGTCGGCTAAATCGCGTGTTGCTTGCGTTATATTGTTGATAAATGCAGCCGGTGAACTGCTCGCGGTGGCAAAACTTACAACCAAACGATCAATTGCAGAATTTATCGAAGAAACAATTTCACCGGGTAACCCTTGAACGTAGTCAACGGTATTTTTAATCGATGTTGCAGCCGATACTATTCGATTCAAATATGCGTCGAGTTTTCCCTTGAAAGCTGCCATTGTCGCAACAAACGCACGGAGAGACGCCGCCAATCGCTGCAATTCCGCGAGCCTGTCGGATATTCCGGCGCTTGCTAACCTAAATTGTACCCCCTGCGCCGGAAGTATATAAAGGACAAACGTCGATTCATCAGAAGTAACCTCTTCGACAAACGTAAAACTCACCGAAGCGAATTTTTTTGTTTCGTCGTCAACGCTTGAAAAACCTTCAACCATGCCGGACATCTCACCAAAAACCGGGTGAATAAAATCGACCGGCTCGCGGGTTTGTTCAAGTGTTGCCTTGAAGTTTAAAAACGATTCATACGTTGGAAAAATCGCCGTCGAAGGTTCCCAACCTTGTGTAATTGGCGGATTAGCCATAAAAACACAATCAACGGTATATGTCCGCGTGTTTTGCCCGGTGTTTTCCAGCTTGTTCCGGTTAGAAAATGGGTATTCGTGTTTTATAACCGACGAAGTAAATCCATTCGAAACAGAAACAATATTCAGGTAAAACCCTGCAATTTGTGGTATGAATCTATCAGACATTATTGACCAAACCTCCATTGATTACGACCGACGGCGTAATTGGTAAACCTTTTCGATCCGGTGTCAGAATTTGAAAGTCCTTCAAGTTTTGCGTCGGTTCTTCCCATTGTGTTATTGACAACCAGACTCAATTCAATATTGTTCAGGGCGCTTTCAACGGCGTTCATACTTGACCGGGTTGAACCAGCATTTACTATTGGTTCGAGGAAACCAACGCCGAGTTCGTCCTTTAGCCGTTTTTTTGCTGTTTCTGGTAACTTTTTGATTCTTTCGTTAAGTTGCCCGGAACGGCTAATATCCCCGGCAATACCTACTATCGGGGAAATGATATTTCCGAAAGCGACCCCGAATTTACCAACCAGCTTTAATGTTTCACCTATCGCCATGAAAGTATTTTCAAGCTGCTTTAATTTCCCCGGATCTGAAAGCAACCGTTCAAGGCTAACCGATAAATCATCAATCACGGGAACAAGTGCTTTATCGGCTAACATGGTGCCGAGCGCCCCGGCCTTTCCGAATGCCTGTCCTGATGTTTCAGAAACTCGTTTGTATCTTTCGGCGTTGACTTCTGCAGCCATTCCTCCAAGTTCAAGAAGACGGTTAAAACTCTTGATTTCTCCCCCGGTCTTCTGGTATTCAACCGCGAGAAGTTTCAAAGGAATAGCGGCCTCTGCGTTCGGGAAAAGCGCGTTTATTTTGTTGATATCCCCGCCGGTAGCTTTCAAAAGTTCCGGTATAACGTCGCCGAGATCGCGAAGGGTTCCGCCTTTTTTTGTTGTTTTAACGCCGGTGGCTTTTTCGATATCCTTCGACCGCTTCCCTATTTCACGAAGGAACGAAGCGACATAGGTAGCAGCCTCGGCTTTCCCGGCGCCCTTTCCGGCAATCTGAAACAATCCGCCGAATTCGGTAAACTGTTTCATGTTTTCAAAACCGGCTTGCGTAAACGCTCCCATAAGCTTCTGCGCTTCGCTTGTAAGTTCCGAAAGGTTAATAGAGGCTTCGTCACCTTGCGCAATCAAAACATCGAGAAAATCGAATATTCCGCCGGTCTGCTTTGTTCCAGATTCGTTGATTGAATTCTTAAGCGCTGCTATCAAAATACCAAGTTCGGAAGCGTCCGACCCGGTACCGCGCAGGGTCATTCCGATTTTGTCGAGATTCTGGGCGGCAAGATCAAAATCGCCGGATTTATCAACAATCGCCTCGAATGTTGATAAAATATTATCACGCGAAACACCGTATTTAATCGAAGCAGCGGTTATCGATTCTCCAAGTGCCGCCTGCTCTTCCCTTGACTTTTTCGCTTGTACCGCAGTTCTCGCAAGGCGTTCTTCGTATTCAATGATTCCGCGACCCATTACAACGCCCGCAGCGCCGACGGCTAAACCGGTACCAACGGCACCGGCAACACCGCGACGGAATAAACGAGAACGGCGTTCTGCGGATAACCTTTCAGCTCTTTCGATTTCACGATGGGCTGCTTTTTCTTCACGAACGCGGGCGCGAATATCTTTTAAACGATTTCGAGCACGCTTCCGGAAAAGCCGATCTTCCATCCGTTCAGATTCGCGGGCGCTTTGCTCTTCGGCTTTTCTTGTTTCGCGGATTACCTTTAAGCGGTTGCGGGCCTTTTTACGGGAAAGGCGGGCGTCTATTCGTTCCTGTTCCCGCGCTTCTTTATTTAATACCCGTTTAGCTTCTGCAACTTCTTTCAGAAGCTCTTTATTATCGCCGCCAATGGATATGTCTATATCTGCCATTATTTACCCTCGTTTTCGACCGTTTCCATTGCACGAATGTACAACCATTGCCCGGTTGTTAGTTCTGTAGAAGCTTTACCAAAGATAGAATTAGCCTTTTCGCTAAATCGATATTTGAAACGCTCCCAACAATCTCCTCTGGCTTTTTTTTTAAATCTTCCATGAGTTTATCGTAGTCTTCAGGACTCATTTTGTCAAGAGACGGCGAAAACTCTTTTCGCAGATTGTCAAGCTCAGTAATAAAATACTCTTTCATTTCCGGCGTAAATGCCGATCTGAAATCAGTAATATTCTTCGAAATACCGTTTCCGGTTGATGGATCTTTCAGCGATCTATAAAGCATTTGCGTTTCGATTTCAGCATCGTACATGCGGACATTTTCAAAACCTACTTTATGACCATCAAAAATTTTATCGGCTGCAAGTGTCGCCTGTAGTTCGTCATCTTCGGACAACAGTTTTACACGAATGAAATCACCCGGAGAACCGGGAATTTCAACGTCCTTGTATACCGCAGTACCTTGTCGAAGCTTTTCGAGTAAATTCATGCTACCCTGCTATCGATAAAATTCTGAACTTCGGTCAAGAATGCCGTCAGTTCTGGATATTTCAGTTTTGCACCGTTAAGCGCCTCAATGACACGCGCTTTATTAGCCATGCACGGAACCGGAAAACCTTTTGCTCGTTCGTTCAAATCATCTTTTATCATGGCGTGAACTTCGAGCAGCTCGGTGTTTTCCTTTTGTAAATCGGAAACGGTGGCACTTTTTACGGTGCCACCGATCTTTTTGTTCATTAGATCAACTCCAGATCCGGTGAACGTGTCTCGGCGGAATAAGACAGCGTGTAGGTTGCCTCGTTCTCGCCGTCAATCGGTGAATCACCAACCTCGGTAATTGCAACGCCTCCGAATTTTACGCGGTCGCCGTTGTCATACTGAACGGTGAAAGTACCTCCAAAAATCCGGCGTGGATCCACCCCGGCAACAGATTTCGGAATTTTCGCGTCAACAGTGAACCCGTAACGGGGCTGCAGTTTCGCGGTACCAGATTTGTTCATCAGAGCAACCGGTTTTGAAAGGGCAACAGAGTTTTCTTTGTACCCGGAAAAATCTTCGAAGTTTTGACCGTTATATTCGATCGAACATCTTGTTACATATTCAGCCATTTTTTATTCCTCCTTAACTCAGAATAAGATCGAGACGGTTTGCGATTATGTGCATTCCTGCGACAACTTTCGCCGGGATTGACACGTTGACACGGCCCACATTTTGCAAATCATCCTCAACAATGATTTCTTCACGGGTTACCGGGTTCCAGATTTCAAGCTCTTTCAGCAAGCGACAAACATCAAAAACCTCATCACCAAGAGCGAGTTTTGTTCTTTCGGTTTTCTTTGTTCTTCCAAAACGTTCCGCTTCACGGCTTTCGATTGCAATTTTTCCGTAATCCATCGAAAGTATCGTTGTCAGATCAAGATACGCTTCTGATTTTGATCCGGCTGCGTTGGTCGTGTATGTAGTAACCGCACGAACAATCTGAACCGTATCGCCGGGGCCGACTTCAAGAGGCGTAACACCGTTAAGCAAGCAAGATTCCTGCTGTGAACGGGAAAGTTGATCTTCAAGAGCAACCGGACCAATACCTTTAAGCGCCAAAGTATTCAAAGGCATTGCCGGGTCTGATTCACCGGCGGAAACCGCGCAATAAGCAGCGCCGATTTCATAATCAAGCGAGTGCCCGCGCTGGGTTGTTTTGGTCTGCTTTAAATACGCAACGGTCAACCGTTCATAGTTCAAAGTTGTCCCTGCAAGTGTTTCAAGTGTTGCCTGAACACCGGTATAACCGAAAAACCCTACTGCGGTCCGGCCTTCGGTCGGTGCGCTTGCATCCTGAAGATGCGTTTTCAAAAGTGCGAGATTCGTCGCGTCGTTGTTACAAACCATGATTTTGTTGTAATCGGCCGGGAAAATCGCGGTAAGCGCGGTTGCAATACTTGGGTCGGTTGCACCGCTTGTCGGCTGAACAATGGTAACCGTCGAAGTACCGACATTGTTATTACGGTACGAAACGGCGATATTGTTTCCAAGCGTCCCAAGGTTCCGAGCGGTAAGGGTTACAACCGCAGCGTTTACCGTTGCAATAACCGGTGTTTCAAGGTGAACGGCTTCAATCGCGAGTTTAATCGCTGTTGCAATTTCTGCTTGAGTATCACCGGTGAAAATTGTCGCTTCGGCGCGAACGTTTCCTATCCAGATTTCAATTGAACCGGTTGTTGATGCGGTACCGGCAATTGTAATAGTGCCAACCGCTGCAGCGCCCGCACCGTCAGGAACCGGGACAATCCACAACTGAAGGTTCGGATTTGCCTTCAATGCGGCTTTCGCGGCTAAATAAACGTTTGAACCGGCACCGCCGTATACTTTCGCATCTTCGGAGGAAAAAACCTGAACCGGGACGTTTGAAACGCCAGTTCCGGCACTTGTTTTCTGTCCGATAATGCAAACTTTTTGCGCGTTTGCGGGTAATCCACGGCTTGCAAGGGATGCGTTATATTCGCTATAGCGCCCCGGTTTCCGTATCGATGACGGAATGTTTTGAAAAGCGATTGTCATTTTACAGACTCCTTTTTAGTTTCCTTGACTTCTATCAGAGATCCGTCTGCAAGTTTACAACGGATATCATGGTTCGGTTGCACAGAAATAACAGTTTCTTCGTCAACCTTTTGCGATTGAATCCAGAAACTTAAACCTTTTCCAGCCTTTACTTTCACAATATTCCTCCTATGAAATAATAGCGCGATCGGTTACACGACGCCAGTTTGTACCGTCAGAAAATGCAATTACCGCACCGCCGGCCTCATTCGACACAAAAATCATAGCACCGGTTTTACCGGTTGCCGTCGGTACCGTTGAAACGGTGTAAGACGGGGCCGCCGGGATAAAATATGCCAAATCGTTAAAATGATTTATTCCGTCCCCGAATTTCATCCGCCCGGTGTCTTTTATAATGGCAAGTTCCCCGTCAGCTAAAACAGGGTTTGCAGTGGTCCAGTTTGCTATTGTGTCGCGTCGTGGTATAATTTTACGGTTCATTTCTTGCGGTTCCTCCGGTTATACCTTCAATATAATCTTTTGTTCCGGCTAAACCACCGGAAATATTTTCAATATGTTGCGAAAATGCTCCTCCGGCGTTTACGTCAGAAGTATTTACTTCAGAAACCATTGTTTCTGAGTTATCAACATAGTAGGTATTCACTATTTTCAAAAGTTCGCCTTGATCCGCGTCGATTTCCAGAGTCGCGGTATAGTTGAAACTGCATGTAAAATCGATCTGATACAACGAAAAACCAGCCCTTGCATACTCTTCGTCGGTGATATTTTGGAAATTCAAAGGCGTTAATTTGTCCTGAAGTGGCAACCCTAAATCAGTTATCAACAAGTTATTAACAATCGCGTCGAGTAATTTATAGGCTGCAAAACGTGATTTTTTCTCTCCGCCAAGATTCTGTGTAACCAAAAACAACGAAATGACTGGTATTTGTTTATAGGTTGTCATTGTAACTTTTTTATGAACGCCGGAGTCGATAGAAATATTGACTTTCGGACGCATGATAGAACCAGTTTGACGGTCAACTAATTGATTGAAATCAATATCCTGAACATCTAAACCGTTTTTATTTAGATGTTCAAGTATTTTCTCTGAAATTTTATCTAACATTTCAGTATGTTCTCCATAACGACGGCGAATATTGTTTATCTTCTGCCGTTTTATTGGTCAAAATTATACTTGGTTCGCTTTCGATCGGGAACGGTGAAACCTTGCCACTCTGGATATCACGCAGCATATCGACACAGAACTTGTAATCCTTCGAAATCGTTTCCGGCAATGTGAGCTGCATTTTCCGGCGATATAAATTATAAGCAGCGAGTTTTGTCGAAATATCAGAAATTAGCCCTGGAACATCGGAAACTTCCATATCGGCCGGGTATCTACCACGCAAAAATGAATCGATCAAATTATCTGCCTGTGAAATGCAGTCATAAACGATCTTTGTATCGATTTCCCCGGTGTTATTATCATCGGTAAGCTGTCGAATTATTTCAGGTTCCATGTATTTTTTAAGATCTGAAATAGTGCTATACAAATCAAGAGCAACGACCGAAGCCGTAATGGTTCCATCGCCGGAAACACTGACAACGCGAGTTGCTGCTAAAGAAGAATCTGCAATTATTAGCCCGCCGGTTGCGGACCATGTAGAATGCTTAAAACCTGGCGTTGGTATGTTTAATATCGAAATACTATCACCTACATCGACGGTGATTATTCCGGCCGGTGAAACTGTTGAATTTCCTGCGCTTTGAATAGTAACTAATGGCATTTAATCACCAACCCCTTTTATAAAAATGGCGCGGCGTTTTACCGTCCGCGCCATGTCAACAAACAAACAACCGTCAAAATTAGGTAGTCGCGGTATCCTTGAACATATATCCAAGATCGAGACCAACTGCAGAAATGTCAACCGATTCTTCCGCGTCGTACATCGTGCTGTGAATATCGTTCTCGTACCATGTGGTAATGAGACGGAAACCACCATCACGAGCAAGGCGATACTGATAACCGGGAGAAGGAACTTTCAGGCCGGGTTTCGCAGGTTTGTAGTAAAGGAAAGCGATACCTTTTCCGGTAGTGTCCCAAAGATCAACAGCAGTGAACTCGGTACCAGCAACGGTTTCTTCGTCAGTGCTTTTTACAGCGCTTCCAACGATTACTTCCTTAACCTTCGCAAGTGTCGCAAGTGACTGCTCATTGAGAAGCGGTGCATTTGCGCTTACCGACTGCGGATAGAGAAGGCTGATCAAAGCTGGTGCAACACAAAGCTGGGAATAACAAACATAATCCATGAACAGTGTGTTTGCTATCATACCAGTGTTTTTACGGATAGTGTCGCGGGCTTTCTTGATATCAGCAAGGAAAGTATCGTTTGCAGCGGTTGCGTCACCCCAGTGACCTTCGGCGTCTTCGCCACCGGCACCGACGGCGCTCCAGTTAGTAGCGTGCAAAAGCGCAGCAATTCGAACTTCTCTTTTCAGATCAAGCTTGTTCGCCATGAATTCCATAGCGTCGGAATCAGGAGAAACTGGAAGGTTTCCGGCCTGCGCTGCATCTTCTCTCTCTTCGTCTGTTACCTTTGTCGCGGTGGCATAATTTACCGGGTCAAGGTTCTGCAGATCAACAGAGAATTCGGAAATACGAGCAGCGGTGCCTGGTGCGCGAACTTCGGCCTCATCGGTGAACCAAGGGCCTTTATGATACTTCGGAACCTGAGTTTTTCTTGAAAGACCGCTGATAATAGGGAAAAGTCGATCGCCGACGAATTCCGGGTTACGATATGCCTGTGAAACATTTTGAAGAATGCCACGAACGACGATTTTCTGTGAATTTTTAACCATTTTATTTTACTCCTTATGCTGAAATGGCGATGCCACTTGAAAAAAGTTCGATAACGCCAACGTCGCCATCAGCACCGGTCGGTTCAACAACACGGCCGCAAGGAAACTGGGTCGCAACGGCGGTTTGGGCTTTTCCACTTGTAGCAGGACCGACAATGGTATTAACCGCAAGGCCTGCAGCGGTGACAATTTTTGTCTCTCCGCGAACCTTGATAACGGCCTCCATGCCCGCAGTTGGTGCATTTTGAAGAACGCCGTAAACCTTGTCGGTAATTGCATCCGCAAGTTCAACATTCGTTTTGGAAACAAGTTCAACAAAACGATACTGAGACGAAGAAAGATCCTCGCCCGCAATTTTAGAAATATAATCGCTGTCTGAATGACTAGCCATTTTAGACCTCCTCTGAAAGTTCAGGATTTTCGAAAAGAACAGCTTCAAGAGCCGCTCTGTATGTCATACCGGGATTTGCTGCGATTTTAGCCTCGACAGCGGATTCAAGTTTTGAAGCCGAAACCGGAGCCGGTGCGCTATTGTTGTCCGCGAAGTGTTCCCCGCTTACATCAACAAGAACCGCGCCTGCAGAAAGAATCGCTTTCTCAGCATTGAAAAGTTCCGCGTCTGCTTTCGCGAGAACTTCAAGTTTCTTGCTCTGGGTTGCAAGATTAACCGGCAAAAGCTTGCCTTCTTTTACCAGTCCATCAAGAAACTCCTTGATTTCCCCGGTAACTTTTGCGGCGTTGGCCGCCTCGATTGATGCTTTAAGAGTTGAATTCTCAACCTTCAAAGCGTCATTCTCAGAAGCGAGGGCTGTAATTTTAGCCTCCGACGCCTGATTTGCAGTTTCGAGCTCTGCAATTTTGTTTTCAAATTCTTTGCTCATGCCGGACGGCTCCTTTTTAGTGGTGTTTTTAAGCAAATCAACAACTTTATCGAGAATTGTTTTTTCAGGTTCAATTTCCGGCTGCTTGTACTTTTCTGCAACGTGCGCGGGAATTTCAGCATAATTGTACATGGTGAAGTCGTACATATTCGAAATCGAAACTTTTTCCGGAACGAACGAAGCCAGACCGAAACCGGCCGCCTCTTCAGCGGTCATCCATGTTGTTTTATTAACCATGGCTTCAAGTTCTTCGCGGGTTGCGGTCGAGTGCCGGAGGTATGCGGTAATTATTTGATCTTGCATTTTGTCGAGAACTTCGGCGCGTTCCCGTAACTGAGTAGAATTTCCACCTGCAGACAAAAACGGCGGGTGAATCATCATCATACTATTTTCTGGCATGATCGGCTTCTCTTCCCCGGCCATTGCGATAACCGAAGCAATCGAAGCTGCGACACCGGTAACGCGGATATTTACGGGGGCCGGGTGATTTTTGAGCGCGTCATAAATCGCGAAACCGTCGAAAACAGAACCGCCGGGAGAATTTATTTCAATATTCAGAACGCGGTCTTTGTTTTCCTTAAGTAAATTCGTGAAATCCTTGGAATTGTCCCCAAAAAAACCAATCTCATCATGCAAAAGTATGTCTAGTGTATCGGTTGTTTTATTTATTAGGGCTTTCCAGCATGTTTTTTCACTCATAAAATAGCACTCCTTACCAAGTAATATAATAATTATTCACAACATATCAACATTTTTTTTTATTTTACTA